ACGGTATGCCATCAGGAGTTGGGAACCGGTTTTCAAAAACAAAAACATTAAATCCCGCATCCTGAAGTTGCCCTTGCAAATATAAGAAATTTTGTCGTGCCGGAATGTTTCCCGGGTGTCTTATTTTTCTTATAATAGCTAATTTTCTATTCGACAAAGGAACGGCAGGATTAGTTATTAATCCCAGGCGCCTTTCCCATTGAGTAGCATCTTGGGTTGTAAAGTTGTCATTATCAGGCAAAGCACTATCTAAAATGCTGACAGCATCATCATAAGCTCTTGATTCGCTTTTTGAAAGTGCTGAATTTAATTTGTCAAAAGCGCCTCCAAATGGTATCTTAAAAGCATGACCAGTGGGATATAGGGCTTTTCCTATTTTTTTTATTTTGGTTAAAGTACTCATCCGTAATATGTTACGCTATTTAAATAAGGAATATCACCATTTTCAAAGGTAAAAGTATTAACAGAACCACCATTGATCATAAGATCAACGGTTGTAAAAATACTTCCCGGCTCTGCATTAAGTATCGTACTAATTACTTTGTTTATATCAATAATATCATTCTTATTTGCCAACACGTTTGCAGATGCAACAAAAGGTCTTATATCATCTAATACGGCTTTTATAGCATTTAAAATACTTGTCTCTTTGGCAGCCGTCAAGCCCACAAATCCCTGAACTTCTATATCTACCTGCTTTATTGTTACCGCTAAATAATTGACTATTTCCGTTAACGGTCTTCGCCCCCGTTCATCCAAAGGTCTGGTATCATCGGGGTCAAAGTCAACTACTTCCTCTACATCTGCAAGCAATTGGGCTGATGGCGTTCCTTTTCCGTCTGTGCTATCAGCTATTGTAGCTTCTATAAATAAATTTACTTCACTTGTAACTCCTGATTTAGCATAGGGATAGGACCTTAAAACTCCTTGTGCATCGGCAGCCCATAAGATGTAATCAGACCCGGCTCCCCCCTGAGGTTCTAATTGATACGCCTGTAAGCCCACTGTTCTATATACCTCAATTTCTTCTGCTGCTAAGGGTGCTATGGCTTCGCTGGTTACCGTAACTATTTTATCCACCTCAGCTATTGGAATGGTAGCTGTAAGTTCCTCTCCTACCTCTAATTTGCTATCTACACCTGCTTCTAAAGCTCTTAATGTTATGCTATCGGAACCAACGAGCGTATATTCATTGTCTAAAATAAATAACTTGCCCGGATTAACCGTATCATCATTGCTTTTAAAGGTAGTGCTGGCTTCTATTACGGCTCCTACTGTTCCAGTCACCGTAACTACATATTGACCGGCTGTTGCTGCAAAAGGATTCCTGCCTAACTTGATCCTGCCAAAGCGTTCTAAAGTGCCACCACTTGCCTCCGGGTCTGCCGTATCTATAAATATATTCTTTTGTAACTTTCCAATGGCTAAATAATATAACTTTAATTTACCCGCCTGGACAAGTGCCAATGCACGAAAAAATACCTTACCGAATAACGATATGGTTATACCATATACCGCTTCAAAATCATCTAAAATGTCCTCGTATAATTCGCTAATTTTTGGAATTGTTATCATGTAATTCTTGTTTAGTAAAATCCCATATAAATTGAAATTCTTTAGGGTCCAAGTTTTCCGGTTCTAAAACCGTAATTAAAATACGAACTCTATCCGTAGAAACAATACTAACATCTACTGATACTTCAGCAAAGGTACTCATAAATTCCAAGTCTTTTTTTACTGCATTCTCTATCTCTAAACGCCCGGAACTATTTACAGCTACATTATTTAACGTTCTTTCCGTTAAGGAATTAAATTGTACTTCCGGTTTATTAGAAAGTAAAAAATTGCCCCACCAATCAAAAGCCTGTTCTGAAGGTATCCGTTCTACAGGAGTGGAAGCTTCTACATTACCTCCAAAAAGAGCCAGGTAAGGCATGTTTTGAAAGCCAAATATCTGAGACAGATCATTTCCTTTTTGAACTAAATCTCCGCCATTTCCGCTTTCTATTACTTCTAAATCCATTTTATTGTCCAGGCAATCCCAATGTAGAACCTACAACTATCTCCACATCATCGCTATCGGAAGTTACTTTTGTTCTTTGAGTAGGATCATTGACATCTATTTTAACCTTTGCATTATTAGTTGATTCTATTGTTTGTGCTAAAGCTTCCTGTTCTGCCGCTTTAGGATTAATAGCCGGTAATGGCTTTCCACTTTCATCGGTAGTTACATTAACACCCATTCCGGTTCTAAATTCTTCTATTTTTGCAGCTGCTTTAGATGCAAAACCTGTCGGGTCTATCTTTGCAATAAGGGTCAAAAGCTGTTGCAATGGCATTAATATTGAATCTAATAACGTTGCTCCTATTGCCTTTAATCCCGCTAATATACCCCCTGTTTTAAACGCTTCTTTTATCATATCCCAATTTCTTCTAAATGATTGTACTAAACTAATTATCATTCCTAATGGACCCAAGAATATTGCCAATGCGGCACCCCACGTATTCCATTTAGTGATAATAATTGCTATTAATGCAATCAAAGCTGCCACCCCCAAAATGATAAGCCCAATTGGATTTGCCAACAGAGCCGCATTCCAAAGCCATTGAGCAGCCGTAACTCCTGCCATTATTAGCTTATATGCTCCTATGGCAATACTTGCTGTTACCAATATTACTTTAAAAGCAATTAATGCAGCTACGATCCATCCTATTACTTTCAACCAGAATATTCCTCTTTCCGCTAATTGTCTTGTTCTCTTCCCCATTGCATCCAATTTATCAGTTGCCTTTGCCGTCCCGCTTGCCAGGCTTAATATTTCGGTTGCTACCTGGACCACCCGTTTTAAAGTATGCGATAAAGCCCCTGTTCCATCTTCCATTGATAAAATCCAGCCCTGCCAGGCACTATTTAAAATTGTCGTAGCTCCCTTTAATGTATCAAGCTGTTTTGCTGCTGCTAATGCTGCTGCTCCTGAAAGCTTACCCCCTTTGGCTGCAGAACGCAATTTTTCATCAAGTTCATCAGTTGCCCTTATATTTTTTGATAAGATAGTAGCTGATACGGCTGCCCTTTTGCCAAATTCATCATTCGCTGCGGTTAATTTATCCTGATTTTTTTCAATTTTAGTAAGTATTTGAGAATAGGATAATCCCTGTTTGGCACTTTCTATAAATATATTTCTTAGTGCCGTGGCAGAGGAAGAGGTATCTATTCCTGCATCAGATAATTTTCCTAATAAAGCCGTTAATCTCGTAAATGGAACACCGGCTGCATTCGCTGCTCCGGCTACTATTGGTAAGCCTGTTTGTAACTTTTCAAAGTTTAAAGCGGAACTTTGAGTAGCAACTGTCAATTGATCTAAAATTTCAGGCGTATCAATTGAAGAAAAGTCATCAAATGTTTTTATCATCGCACCAACCAATTCAGCAGTATCAGAAAGCTCCCCCCTCATAGCAATTGACCCCGCTATGGTTGCTTCTGTCATATTTATAATGTCGGGAGTTTCAAATCCAAGTCTGGCAAAAGCTTCTTGTAATCCGACCACTTCGGTTGCGGTCTTAGCTGTAGTAGCACCCAGCCGCTTAGCATCATCCTGTAATGATATTAATTCCGGTCTTGTGGCTGTTGCCATCACAGAAGCCAGATTTGCATTTGCCTGTTCAAAATTTGCGAAAACACTTACAGCATTGCCCACAACGCCTAATATTGCCGTCGCTCCTAAGATCAATCCGAAACTGCCTAAGGCTCTTCCGACTTTCCTTATTGGAGAAGTTAATTTCGTAAAGGCTCTATCTGCCCTTGCTACCGCTATCTCTGATTTTACAGCAAAAGATTGAACACTCTTTGACATAACCCTGGTAGTCTTAGAGAACTTATCAACTGCCGTAAACTTTGTAAATACATTTAAAGCCATAATCGAATTAAGAATTAAGAATGTAGAATTAAAAATTCATAATTCTTAATTCATAATTCTTAATTCTTAATTGGAAGAATGCCATTATTTTTTCTTTAAATTATCGTTAACTTCTTTAACATCATCATACCAGTATTCTAATCCCTGATAATCTTCCTTATCTAAATAAAGATTTTTGATTATATTAGGAGGCCAGTGATGTTCCCGGACAACAGACTTGATCATGTTGTCAGTATTCGTAGGATCTAACTGATAAAAAAAATTACAATAGAATTTGTAATTTTCCTATCGGCAGTATCAAGAGCTTTTATTATTCCTTTAGCTTGACCGGTAAGACAAGCTAAGTAAGCAACTATACGAGCATCACCATCGCCTGCTTTTATTCCCTTTAAATGGGGCTCTAACATTCTACCATTTAATCTGGCCTTATATTCAAGATGTGTTACTGCCAATTCTTCTTTTAATGGGAAAGATAGCTCTTGTTTGAATTCTCCTTTGTCATTCAAAGACAAAAATCCCAAAGAAATGGCTTCTGCAAGAGTATCTATTTGATCTCTATATTCCTCACGAGCCGAGGGAAAGATTTTTTTTCTGTCTAACCAGCCATCAATTTCTTCAATGGCTTTTTCTAACGGAATTTTTTGTTTCATCCAACTATCTTTTTTAGTTTGTTACCACCAGATATTTTCAAAGTAAATGTAGCCG